CGGGATTGTAGGGAGAAGCGGAGCCTGCCGGTGTCTCGACAAGCTCAAAGTCTGCTGGGTTGTATGCCATTTACGGTCCTACGGGAACTGGCTGTCCGTTGACGATGCGATAGTTTTTGCCGTCACGTTTGCTGCGAATCACCGCGCCCTCGGGGAAGGGTGTGGGCGAGGGGGCGGGCGCCTGCACAGGCGCAGCGGTCGGCGCATTGGTCGCCACCATCCCTCCGCCAGCCAATGGCGCTGGGGACGGCATGCCTCCCATCATCGGGTCAGCGGCATAGCCCTGCAACTGCTGCCCTGTGCGCGGGTCAACAATCGGCACGGCATTAGTCGGGTTGGCCATAGTGAACATACCCTGCTGGGTGTTCTGCACCTTCGGTTCCACTACCATCGGTTCACCATTGGGCTTCATCAGCACGTCAATGACGCGGCCTTCCGAGTTGGTCAGCGACATGAATTGCGGAGGCGACTGAGGCTGCGCCATCGACTGGTCAATGCCCTTTTTGACGTAGTAGTCGTAAGCTTTTTTGTCCGACTCATGCTCTGCCTCGGAAACTTCAACGCCGACCCGCGCTCCAGGCGTGCGCTGTAGAACCACGCGCGCAAACGTGCGGAAGTCCATTAAGGAGTTGGTCATATCCATGGTGCTAGTAGGTAAAGGGCATGGCGCCACCACCACCGCCGGCGTTTGAACCCCATTTGTTTTTGTATTGATCCCAAGCCTGCGCCTGCGCAGCGGCAGACTGGCCAGCGTTGAAGGACTTAAACATGGGCGAAGCAATGGCCTCAAAAACAAACGGCCGGGTGGTGTCGTCGAGCTGGTTGTATTGATTGAGGAATCCCTTGGGCAGCGCGCCTGCATCGGCCATGGCCCCCACGGCGCTGTCCATACCTTTGAGCGCATTCTTTTTTTCCACGCTGCCGGCATACATTCCAGCAAGACCGACTAGCGCGCTGCCGATATTGTCCACCAGCTTCACATTGGCATCGGCGGTGGTTTGGGCCGCCATCACTCCATACTTGCCAAGGATCTGGCCGCTCTCGTCATTCACTCCTGGGTTAAATGCAAACATAGTTTTATTCCTCCTGTATTCCCGCCGCAGCCCGTGCTTCGAGGCACAGTGGTGAACCCGGCACGAAAGCGCGGCAGGCTGCCGGCCGGTGATTGTAAATAGAACACGACACGCCAGAGCCGACCTTGCCGGTCAGCGCCACGCATCTATGGTTCGTTGTCTTCATCAAAGGGTAGTCGGTGCGCAGCATCCATGGCGGGATGCCAGCGGCGTCGGAGCGGTCTCGTCGCAGCACAGGCCAGGACCACTTGTGAGAGCAGCATGCCCCACACCGTTCACAGTCGAATCTTGCCACGTCGGGCGGAAGCCCTGCGCTTCCGATTGTAGGTCGATGTAGGGCGCCAGAGAGCTGATGTTGTTCGTCTCGCATGAGTTCTTAGGACAGTATACCGTCTCGCCCAAGTGCCGGTTGATGCAGTTCCAGCAGACCGGGTAGTAGTCGCTGTTGGCGCTCTTGTCCTTGCGGTGCCTCCAGACGCCGTCCGCCTTCTCGTAGCGGGTTTCGTCGTTCGGCACGCCGGCCGCCTCAAGGTAATTCCACACGTCGGCATCCGACCAATGGCGCATGGGATAGTATTGGGTCGGCACGCCGGCCTGCACCAAGGCGTCCTGCGCCAGCGGCACTTGGCCTTTTATCAAGTCCACGTCGGCGCTCTTTTGGCCGTGAAACGCACTGTCCCAAGGAAAATTGAACGTCCCGGTCGGGCGCTTGAGCGCGTCCAGCCCGCACAGATACCGTCCGCTGGCCAGCTCCTCGGGTTGCGGCTCCTCGGTGCCGAGGCAAAGGAACATCACCTTCCGCGGCGCCATCTCATACATCTTCACAAAGTCAAAGCGCGGCACGCCGGTCTCGATGTCGTAGCCGTCCGTCAGCGCATAGCTGATCGGCGACCAATCGTAGACCTCCAGATCCCAAGCCTGCGCCAGCATGTCCGAATGCGCATACCGGTGCCGGAACCGCGGCTCCCGCCACTGCACCACCGGCGTCTTGGCGCCGACCTTGAAGCGGATCAGGTGCAGCATCGCGGTGCTGTCCTTCCCGCCGCTCCAGAGCACGACCGGGTTGGCGCTGGCCGCGAGCCAGCGTTCCACCTTGCGGCAGGTGTCTGTGACGAGTTGATCCATTAGATAGCGATGCCGATGCCTGCGATGCCGATAGCGGCGCCCACACCGGAGCCGACCATTCCCATAGTGCCCGCTTGGCTGGCCGCTCCCGCCTGCATTCCCGCACCTTGCAGCGCAGCCGCATTGTTGGCCCAACTATTGTAGCGGTTGGCCGCCATGTTCGCGTTGAAGCTCTCCACGTTGCCGGCGGTCTGCACCGCATTGTTGAAGGTGTTGCCGATGAGACTGGTTCCTTGCCCCATCGTGGCGCTGCCAAGCTGGAAGGCCGAATTGATGCCTCGCGCATACGGATCAAGCGCTCCGTAACCTTCAGCCAAGGTGATGCGGCGACCGCGGCGGGCGAGATCGAGCTGATTGGCCCCGAGGGCAAGATTCATGCGGCGATCATTGCCCGCGTTGAAGGCATCGTTGGCCGAAAGCATGAAGCTGCGATTCTGCGCGAGCTGCGCCTGGTTTGCCGCTTGGTTGGCCATCTGCGCCTGCATAAACATCTGCCCCAGCGTCTGGTCGCGGTTTTGGTTAGCCAATGATGCGCGCAGTCCGGCATCTTGATTGGCCAGAGAGGCACGCATCGAGGCGTCGAGGTTGGCCAGATTGGCTTGCTGCTGGTTGGCCGCGTTGAATTGTCCGGTATTGAAGGCCGTCTGCTGGTTGGCCATCGCCGCCCGCATCGCCGCCTCTTGGTCGGCGAGGGACATTTGACCAGCCATTTGCTGGTTGGCCATCGCCGCGCGCATCTGCGCCTCTTGGTTGCCAAACTGCCGCGACACATCCTGCTGCTGCACGCCTTGGGCAAAGGCCAAATCTTCCGCCTGCCGGCTGCGGGCATAGCGGTCACGATTAAGCAACTCGGCCGCCAGACCGGCGTTGCCCGTGGCCATGCCGCGCGAGGCCATCCCCGCGCGCGCCGACTGCACCGCATCGCGTGATGCCTCCGGCGAGAGCCTTCCGTCACTGTTGGCCCGCTGGATCGCTTGCTGCATGAGCGCGCCGCCGAGCGCTCCGGCCTCGACATTCTGCGCGTTCACATCGGCCACCCGCTGCGCGCTCACCGCGTTCACGTCGGCCACCCGACCCATCTGCGCCGCCGCCGCCTGTTGTGCGCGCACATTGCGGGCCGACACCTCGCGGATATTCATAGGGCCAGAGACTTGATCCGCCCGCACATCCATCGCGCCCATACCGGCGCTTTGTATCTGTCGATCTGCCAGCGTTGGCCCCTCGGCAAATTCGGCCGCGGCCTGCCGCTGGATGTCCGACTCAAAGGACGAAGGCGCCCCGGCCGCAGCGAGTTCTTCGCCCAGCACGCCACGGGTGCGGGCGAGGTATTCGTTGTCTAGCTCACTGGCCACTTGGCGCGCCGTGCCAAGCTGCAGCGCGGTCATCTGCGGGTAAAGCCGCTGGATCTGCGCCTCCTGCTCCCGCATTTGCGCGATGGCGCCGCGCGTGGCGGCCTCATACATCTTGTCGTAGTCGATTGGTGCCGGTGCCGGTGGCGCCGGTGGCGGTGCTGGAATGCTTGGTCCTCCTCCCATATTATTGTCCTCCTACTTTCTTCATAAGTTTCTCCCAATAGTATACCCGCGGCTCAAAGCCCCCTCGGCGGCACCAGGCCACATAGGTCTGCGGATGCGGTGCCACGCGCAGACACTCCCGCACAGGGTCTGTGCCAAGAGCGCCAGCAGCCAGAGTGACGAACCAGCAGTTAGCTTCCCCGAGTTCAAATTGTTGCTCCTCCGCGTTCCACCGGCAGGCTTTGGCCAGCAGGAAACACTCCGGCGAGTTCCACACATAGCCCGCCGACAGATGCTCGCCGACTGCTTCCCAGAAGTCTTGCGTCGAGTGGTTGTCCCACCATGCTTTTGCGCGTTGCCATGGCAGCATCCTTAGCCCTCATACATGATGTTAATTGAGCCGGCGTCAAAAGTGTCGGTGCCGTTCACAGTGGTGATGCGAAGCTGCGTTAGCGCGTCGGAGAGGGTTTTGTTTCCTCCGCCCATGTGCATTCGCGGCGTTGTCGTGTATAGCGAAGAACTGTAAACCCACGCATTATTTGAAATTGAGGAAACAACAATCAGACCGCCATGAGCAACGGTTGCGGCGGCGTTTTGCTGAGTTAGAATAAAGCCCGCTGATGATGTGACAATGCCGCTCCCATTGCTGTTGTCTGCTCCAGACGTGTATCCAGTGATTTCAAAACCGCCAACGTCTCCCAGCTGAATAATATAGTTGCTAGAACCGCTTGTGCTAACACCACTAAACATAACCGTAATCCGCTTTACCCAAGACGGAATGCCGGTGAAGTCGATGCTAGTGCCACTGGTAGTGGCTTGCGATGTGGCAAGGGTCAGCGGTTGAGAAAGTTTTGCGGGAGTTATATTGGCATCCGCAATCTTCGCTGTGGTGACATTGGCATCCGCAATCTTCGTTGTGGTGACATTGGCATCCGCAATCTTCGCTGTGGTGACATTGGCATCCGCAATCTTCGCTGTGGTGACATTGGCATCCGCAATCTTCGCTGTGGTCACAGCCGCATCCGTAATGCCCCCCGTGGCAATCTGCCCAAAACCCAAGGCCGTCCCACTGCGGCGCAGCACATGGCCATCGGTGGCGGCTGCAATGTCGGCCGGGTCTCCGCTGGAGTTGGCGCTCCGGCCGATCACGGAGAGCGCGGCGCTGTCGCGCAGCTTGGTGTTGCCTACCGCATTGTTGGCAATCGTTGTCGCCGCGCTCACGTTGGCCGAGCCGTTGAACGATCCCGTGGTTCCCGTGACATCGCCGGTCAGCTCGATGGTGCGTCCGGTGGCTAGCGTGGTGGCCGACCCTGTCAGCGGACCGCTAAACGCTGTGGCCGTCACCGTGCCGCTCACATCGAGCTTGGTGCTGGGCGCAGCCGTGCCAATGCCGACGTTGCCGGAAGAATCTATGCGCATCACCTCGCTGCCGCCCTCGCTGAAGGCCAGCGTGTCTTCCGCCGGCCGGAACATACCGGTGTTTGTGTCGCCGGTCCAAGTGAACGACGGTGCCCCAGCCGAGTCGCTGGCCTGCCCTCGGAACGATGTGTCGGTGTCGATGAACCCGCTGGCCTTAATGTTGCCGGTGACATGCAGCTTTTCACTGGGAGAGGTGTTGGCGATACCAACATTGCCCGCGTTGGTAATCCGCATCCGCTCGGTCGGCGAAGCCGCCCCATCCGCCGTCGTGCTAAAGACCAATCGCGCCGGCATATCGGCACTACCAGGTGTTCCGTCTACGGACGCCTGAATGATCGCGCCCAAGACGCTCAAGTTGGCGCCATTGTCGGCGGCAAATTCAATCGCGCCCAACTCGTCATTGTTGGCCACAATCGCCCGCGCCCCGCCTACCGTGGTCGAGCGCGATTTGCAAAACATCAGCACGGCGCCGACCGCATCCGCCGCCGCCCGCACCAGCGTGGCGCCGAGGCCGCTTACCGTCAGCGGCTGCGTTGTGCCGCCCGCCGCCAAGGCGGCCGTGTGCCCGATCACGGCATTGCCCGCGGCATCGACGATTACCGGCGTGCTATCGGGGTTAGCGCTATCTTCAATAGTCAAAGCATTACCCGCGCCGGTCTGCGTAATCCGCACCGCATCACCGGCGCTGCTGCCGGAAACAACCACACCCGGCTGCACGGTGCCAGTAAGCGTGATGGTATCGGCCGTTGCGTCTCCCAAGGTGGTATTGCCGGTCACGCTCAAGGTTCCCAGCGTCGCGGTTCCAGTCGTGCTCACCGCTTGCGACCCGAAGTTGGGAGACACTTTCGTTCCCACAATCGCCGCCGCGCTGGCGATGTCCGCATTGACGATCTCGCTGACAGTGCGGGCGTTGTTAAGTTTGGTCGGCGTGACGGTGTCGCCGCTGGTGAAGGTGTAGCCGTAGTTTGCCATAGATTATGCTGCTGATCGGGTTTCGGTCGAAGGCAGGCCCTTCGGCGATGCCTCAATGCTGGCGGATCGTATTTCCGGCCGCCCACCGGATGTCTCGTAAATCACTTCGGCGCTGTGCGCCTTGTAGCGCACCGGCGTCTTCATATTATAGTCCTCGGGTCCAGCGCTGCCGTTGGTCAGCGTGCCGACAATAGTTTCGGTATCGGGATTGATCGTGCTGATCTTCGTCGTGACGCTTCCGCCTTCGGGTATCACCACATCGGCAATCGTGCGGAGGAAGCGCTTAGAGTGCATGTCGCCAAAGTCGTAGCGGCGCGTCTTGATGCTGCCAGTGACCGGGCTGGTTCCCGCGTTGACGGCGTTGTCATCGAGCGCGCTGTCTTCTTGTTCTAGCAAGTAAAGGTTGCCCGAGCGCGGGACTGAGAACACACGGCGCTGATTGTTATAGGTGCCGACGAGTATTATATTCACGCTGGCCGAGCTGGGATAGGTGTCGCGGTATTCCCACGAATTGTTCAGAGCGTTCCAGGCGAGAACGAGCTGGTTCCCATCAAGCGGGTCGGGGCTAATCGGCAGCGCGATGAGGTAGCGGTTGTTGTGCCAGATGCCGAAGGCGCTCCGCTCCACGCGGGACTGCACCACCGTGCCAAACAAATCGGCAATCGGCTCGGAGAGCGGCATGGTGTCGCCGCGCAGCTTGAGATCCAAGCGGCTGTCGAGGCGGTAAATCCCGGCGTCAGACAGAAAGAAAACAAAATTGCCCGCCGTCACGATGCTGTTGCGGGCGCTACACCCGATCTCGTTGGTCAGCAGCGTGAGGCCACTCACCGGCGTATCCACTGAGAAGCCGCTGCCGTCCGTGCTGGCAAACTGATTCAGTGTCGCCAGCCAGATCGACTTGCGGCAGAAGACGAGCGCCTGCCCTTCGACCCATGGGTGGATGGCCACAATGCGATCATCGCCGCCGGCCCCGGCGCGGAAGCTGTTGAAAAACGGATCGTAAAGATCGGGGTCAAGCACGTCGCTGATGCCCACCGTGTCGCGGTTCTTGGCGATCCAGAGGCGGTTGTTGATGTAGCTCGCCCAGCCGACACTCGGCATCTTGGTGTAGGTGACGCCTTCGCTTGGCACGCCGGCCGCCGCCCGCACAAAGTCCCCTGTGCCGCCATCCCAGTAGATCGGCGGCTTGACCCGCCGCACCGTGCGTCCAGTCAATGTCGTGTCCGGCGCCGTGCCGCTGGGCACCGTAATGGTAAAGCTGTTGGTCGCCGTGCTTTGGATGTCGTATTCGTGCCCCGAGAAAGCCGGTGTCGTGCTGCCGTCGATCCGCACGCGTGCGCCCTGCGGGTAGCCGTGCGCCGTCAGGTTCACCGTGGCCGTCGTGCCTGAGACTGTGATCCCGCCCGCCGTCACGCTGCGCTTTTCCCAGCCCACCACCGTCTGGTCGGCCTCGCGCAAAATGTAAAGACGGTCAAACGCCTGCACCACCGAGACCGTGTCCGTGCCATCGATCACCTCGGCCGGCGACTGCGGGAAAGTTTTCGTCACGCTCGACTGCCCATCGCGCCAGAGGAAGCAGGTGTCGCGTCCGGCGAGGGCAATCCATTCGCTGGCGTTGTCGTAGTTCTGCGAGGCAAACACCCCTGCCGCATACAGTCCGCCGTCATAGGAGTCGCGCACCTCGGGGCCGTTGTTGGCGATGATCGTGCCGGTCGCCGGGGTCGCTGGGTTGCCCGTCACGGTGTAAGTAAAGGTGTTGGCGTCGGTCACGGTGACGATGAAGTCGCCGTTGTATTCCGCCTGCGCGGCGCCGCGAATGTTCACCTGGTCGCCGGTGGTGAACCCGTGGGCCGTCGCGGTTGCCGTCGCCGTGCTCACCGAGCGCGTGAGGCTGCTTACGGTCTTGTCCGTGCCGAGGCTGAAATCCAAAGTCAGAGGCGCCCCCGTCGTGCCGATGGTATCCGTGAGGCGCTTGCTCCCCTTGCGGGTCTGCGCCACGCCACGATCCAGCCGCATATTCACCGAGTCCTGCAACATGCCCGCGGGCAAGGTGAGGGGATTCAACCGGCTGGCAAAGCCGAGGAACCCGGCGTCGCCGTCGCGTTGGACTGGACTTTCTAATGCCATTAGTTAAGGGCCGCTTTCAATTTGCTTTTGAACCGCGCCGCGTC